ATTTAAGGGAACTAAATGGTACTTTTAGGGGTCTATGTATTATAGATTCATATTACTGCGAAGGTAATTCAGATATATCTTCTTTCTCTTTATTCTTCTAATCTTTATTAAGTATATGTATTATGTTTGTGTATCTGCGAACGTAGTGAGGATACTTAGTATATACACTTAATAACTACAGAGACATACTAATCATGGCCAAGATTACAAGTACTAACGTCTCGTCAGGTTTTAATAACACAATCAATACTAACTTCTCAGCTATTGATGACGAGCTAAATAATAAAGTCCTATATCGAGATAATCCTACTGGTGAACCTAACCAGATGTTGAATGACTTCGATATGAACTCTAACGATATTCTTAACGGTGGATCAGCAGGATTCATATCTTTGAGTGTTGGTGGTAATAACATTACATCAGCTGACTCAGCTGTATCTACTCTCCCTGATCAAACTAGTAATGCTGGTAAGCTTCTAAAGACTAATGGCACTACTGCATCTTGGACTGAGATGCCTACCTTTACATTCTCTTCTGTTGCTAACATGCAAGCAGGGACTACAGTAGATGGTACGACAGTTACTCTGGTTACTGGCGCACGGTGTACTACCGGATATACAACTTGGAAGGTAGTTACATCCACAACTAATATTGCTTTAGGTGGTGGTCTGTTTGCTATGCCTATCGATAGTGTGTGGGCTGATGACTTCTCAACTGATGGCACTACATTCACTGATGTAGAGATTCAAGCTGCTCTTGACACTGCTGATAGTAAGCGTGGTACTCGCCTAGGTGAGAATACGTTTATCATCAACAACCAAGTAGACATGATGACATCAACAGATGATACTACTATACTACAGCCTACCAACTCTTTGCGGGGTATGGGTAAGAACAAGACAGTCATCATAAACAGATTTGCCGGTAGCTGGGTAGTCCATAAGCCTAGTGTTGCTCAAGCATCTATTGCTGGGAACACTATTGGTGCACGGTTCACAGGCTTTAGCTTAAGTTTCATGACCGCTACAACTGACGGCTCTAGTCCTTCTGGTGCGGCAGGTGCTGAGATCTACTCTGCATGGTTCGGTCAGTCTGTTGACTATGATGAAGTAGCTCTGAAAGGTAATGGCTTCTCTATCCCACTGGACGCAGCACTGAATGTATTGCCAGACCGTTACTCATGTGGTGAGTTCCGTATCCTCGGTTTTAGTGCAAGTGGTGGTGAAGGTATCGGTCTGAACATCGAGACTCCCTCATTAACTCTTCGGATGCATGACTTCTATATCATTACTAACGCAATGGGTGGTATACTCCTACCCGGTGCTGCTCACAAAGTCACATCAGGAACCCTCTCGGGGAACGGCGCAAGCAACGGTGTTAATGGTGTAGATGGCTTTGGTCTAGACTTGGCCCACGCTACTGGGTTTACACAGCACGGTTGTGATATCCAAGGTATAGAGCTTGACAATAACTGGGGTGTTGATCTTCGGATTGCTGGCTACAAGAATAAGATCCACACACGGATCATTCAGAATGGTACGTTGGGTGTGGGTGGCAATACCTTCCGAGCTACCGACATGGTTAAGATAGACTCCTCTGTCTCTGGCTTTGCTGCATTGAATGAGTTGAATCTTATTACTCGCATAGATTCTATTGCTGGCGCTGCTATAAATGTAATTACAACTACAGATAGCGCAGGTACAGAAGACAACAACATTGATCTGAAGTATCTAGTCACTGGTGGTGACGACGACTCGAACGTAGTCATTGGTAATCTTCTAGGGACTACACGTCAGCGTAACGTAGTGTCTCAGGATGGTCACGTTACTTTTGCATCTCACCAAGGCGCAATCAGTAATACCAATAAAGTATTTATTCGTGCTGACTCCTCCAATGCTTTGGATATTGCAGAGCAGAAGATCAGCTTTGCAAGCTCTTGGGACGACTTCGGATTGTGGAGTAATGCCAATGATCAGTACACAGTTCCCCACAAAGGACTTTGCACAGTTAGATTTCAGGAACATTTCAGAACTCTTGTAGCTGGTAATTTCTTTAGCATAACAGTTAAAGTCAATTCAGTTACTGCGGGTACAATTATCAATGAAGGTGACGGTTATACTGACGGAGTAAACGGAACCACTATGGCAGGCCATCTTACTATCGCCGTTGATAAAGATGATGTTCTAGAAATCTGGGGGTCGGCTGAGTCTAACGACGGTGTCTTCATCATAGCTGTCACGGATGTTGGCACAACAATCTTTATGGAGTAACCCATGGATAAGTTTAAAGACTCTATGGGTCGGTGGTACACTAAGGGATTGTTCTGGGAGATGTGCTTTCCTGAGAACAAAGCCCGAGCTTCATATACTCTTAAAGAGTCAGAGCATAAGGGACTCCCATCCCTTAAGCAACTATATCTAGACAGCGAAGACCTCACTGAATATGAGTTTGCTGTCGATCATCTAGGCGGATGGAACCACTGGAAAGCACTGAGAAAGTGTAAGTGGTTCGCCCCTCACTTAGCTGACTGGCAAGAAGAACTTGAAGTACGTGTACGTTCTCAGGGCATCAAAGCTTTGATCTCCCACTCCCTATCCCCTAAAGGCCAGACCTCTGCTAAGTGGTTGGCTGAGAAAGGTTGGGTAGATAAGAAGCGCGGTGCTCCCTCTAAAGCAGAGGTGAATGCGGAACTCAAACAGCAGGCAGGCATCCATGCGGAAGTAGAGGGTGACCTATTAAGGTTAGTTAAATGAGTAAAAAGAAATCAGTAGACGCGAAGAAGGAGGTACGGGAGTTAGCGGAGAATGATCTTTGGATGTTCGCTCAGCTAGTGAACCCGAACCGACTGTATGGAGATCTCCATAAGCAAGTGTTCTACTGGCTTCAGAATGCTGAGATGCCTAACCAACTCTTGCTACTCCCACGTGCCCATATGAAGTCGCACTGTATCGCGGTATGGTGTGCATGGTGGATCACTAAGTACCCAGAGACGACTATCCTTTATCTCTCTGCAACCTCTACCTTGGCCGAGCAACAACTGTACGCTATCAAGAACATATTGACTGGCAAGAAGTACAGACAGTACTGGCCTGAGATGGTGAATCGAGAGGAAGGTAAACGAGAGAAGTGGTCAACTACTTCTATCTCCGTAGACCATCCCGCCCGTAAAGAGGAAGGCGTACGTGACCCTACCATCGTAGCAGCTGGCCTGACCACGAACACGGCAGGTACGCACGCTGACGTTATTGTGCCGGATGACGTAGTAGTCCCGGACAATGCATATACCGAAGAAGGTAGACGTAAGTGTGCTGCTGCTATGTCCCAGATGGCATCTATCCTGAATACAGGTGGATTGATCAAGGCGTGTGGTACACGTTACCATCCGAGAGATCAGTACGATATCTGGAAAGATCAGAAGCAAATGATCTTTAATGAAGAAGATGAGATCTGCGGTGAGGAACTTATCTGGGATCTTATGGAACGTGTAGTTGAGGAAGAGGGTGTATTCCTTTGGCCTCGTGGAGTTCGTCCAGATGGAAAGTCTTTCGGATTCAACCGTAAAGAGCTTAGCAGAATCAAGGCGCTATATACTGACCAGACTCAGTTCTTTGCTCAGTATTATAATGATCCGAATGATCCTAGTTCGGACAGGCTTAGCAGAGACAGGTTCCAGTACTACGACCAGAAGCATATCAAATCAACAGGAGGTTCTTGGTATTACAAAGGACAGCCGTTGAATGTGTATGCATCGATAGACTTCGCATTTACGATGAGTAAGAAGGCTGACTACTCTGCCATCGTAGTTGTGGGTGTAACCCCTGAAGGATACATCTACGTATTAGACATTGACCGATTCAGGTCAGACAAGATCTCTGGGCTATTCGATCATGTAGTGTCGGCACACGAGAAATGGAATTTCCGCAAGCTTCGGGCTGAGGTGAACGCCGCACAAGGAATGATCGCTAGAGATTTAAAAGACCGGATTAGACAGGAAGGAATGCAACTCGCTATTGATGAGCATAAACCTACTCGTCATTCAGGCAACAAGGAAGAACGTATCACGGCAGTACTTGAGCCACGATATGACAACCAAACAATCTATCATTATCGGGGTGGGTATACCCCTGTACTAGAAGAAGAACTAGTATTGGCAAGACCGCCACATGATGATATCAAGGATGCGCTAGCCTCTGTTATAGAGATAGCTAAGGCTCCTAGAGCTAAGCGTAACCTACTGAAAGTTTCCAACATAACTTATCACCCCCGATTCGGAGGGCCTGCGTACCGATGAGCGATCGCACATTAGAATTAAGAGACCTGCTATCCCGCGATGGATTAGCTAAGACTATCTCAGAACGTTGGGACTCCTTTAACGGACAACGGCAATCATGGTTGAACGAGCTTCAAGAGCGTCGCAACTATATCTTTGCAACAGACACTACCACAACATCTAACTCTACGCTTCCTTGGAAGAACAAGACTACTCTTCCTAAGCTAGCTCAGATCAGGGATAACCTACACGCTAACTACCTGTCAGCTGCATTCCCTAATGATGACTGGTTGAAGTGGGAGGGCTATACACTTGATGATGAGATCAGAACGAAGAAGGAAGCTATCAACGCATACATGTCTAACAAGACACGTCAGTCTGACTTCCGCACTACGGTTAGTCAACTGCTGTATGATTACATTGATTATGGTAACGCTTTTGCTGATGTCGAATGGGTGAACCAATCTAAGGTTGACGTTGAAACTGGAGAGCTTATCCCCGGTTATGTCGGCCCTAAGCTCATGCGTATCTCCCCACTCGATATCGTATTCGATCCTTCAGCCTCTAGCTTTGAAGGTACATGGAAGATCAAGCGTAGTATCAAACAGCTTGGTGTCCTAGAGCGTGAGACTGCTGACAACCCTCATTACGCAGAGATCATTGCACAGGCGAAGAAGACACGTTCTAGTGTCAGCACCTTCACTGTTGATGACTTCCGTAAGACAGGATCTTTCGAGATCGACGGCTTCGGCAGTCTACAAGAATACTATGGTTCTGGTTATGTTGAGATCCTAGAGTTCCAAGGGTCTTTGCATGATTACACTAGCAACACTTTACTTGATGATTATGTTATCACTGTCATTGATCGCACTCTGGTCGTGCGTAAAGAACCCCTCCCAGCATGGAAGCGTGGTGGATATATTTCACATACTAGCTGGCGTAAGCGTCCTGATAATCTGTATGGGATGGGTCCACTTGATAATCTGGTAGGCATGCAGTACCGCCTAGATCATCTTGAGAACCTCAAGGCAGACATCCTCGACCTAGTAGCTGCACCGCCCTTGAAGATCATTGGTGATGTAGATGAGTTCGAGTGGCGTCCCTTTGCAGAGATTCACATTGCTGAGGGTGGAGATGTACAACCACTAGCCCCAGCTACTGATGCGCTTAGAGTTAACATCGAGATCGCACAGCTTCTCCAGCTTATGGAAGAGTTTGCTGGTGCGCCTAAGCAGGCTATGGGTATCCGTACTCCGGGCGAGAAGACAGCCTTTGAAGTGCAGAGCTTAGAGAATGCAGCTGGCCGTATCTTCCAAGAGAAGATCACTCAGTTCGAGATCGAGTTGCTTGAGAAGAGTCTTAACAACATGCTAGAAGTAGCACGTCGTAATATCTCTGGTGCTGATGTGGTTCGGGTAATGGATAATGATTTGGGTGTAGCTCAGTTCATGTCTATCACTAAGGAAGACATCACAGCTAAAGGACACCTACGACCTATCGGTGCTCGCCACTTTGCGGCACGTGCACAGCTTCTACAGAACCTTACAGGGATCACCAACTCTGGTGTGTGGCCTAAGATTGAACGCCACTTCTCTGACAAAGGACTGGCCAAGCTTGTCGAAGAGAGCTTACAGCTTAATCGATTTGATCTTGTGTCGGATAACATCGCTCTGTTCGAGCAGCAAGAAGCACAAGGATTGGTACAGCAGATGCAAGAAGACCTTGCAGTACAGGCTGCCACACCTATTGAGGGACAGTAGATGAACACCAAGTGGACATCACATCTCTCCACTAAGGAAGAGAAGGATAGGTTCCGTGCTTACCTTCTTTCCAACACGGACAACCTTAGGCGTCTACATGAGATCCTTACCAAGGAACTCGATGATACGGTTAAGGAGATGTCTGAGGAGGATGGTTACGACTCTCCTGCTTGGGCTGAGAGGCAAGCTGATCGCCTCGGAAAGATCAGGACTTTACGTAAGGTCAATGACCTAATTCATATTTGGAGTAAATAATGTCTGATACGATCTTCGGTAACCCCGGTGACCAGACTCCCCCCACACCACCTAATCAGCCACCAGCTGATGGTGTAACGCCACCACAGCAGAGCGGTAATCCTGCTGAGTCCGACGCCAACCCTAACCCCTACGCACACCTGCTAGCGGGCATTCAGGCTGATGACGGACGACAGAAATACTCTACAGTTGACGAAGCATTAGCATCTGTACCTCACGCCCAGAAACATATTATGGACCTCACTACGCAGGTCAAAGAGCTGGAGCAGAAGGTCAACAGTGCTAGTAACATCGACGATGTACTGGAGCGTATTCAGTCACAGCAAGCAAGCCAAGGACAACCCCCTAAGCAAGAGCTTGATGAGACTAAGCTAGCACAGCTTGTGGAAGCCCAGCTAACCCAGCGGGATAAGCAACAAGTGCAGAAAGCCAATCATGATAATGTGATTGACTCTTTGAAGACTATGTTTGGAGAGAAGGCTGAGGAGGTGTATATCGCCAAGGCCAAAGAACTAGGTACTACTGTGGCAACACTGAATACCTTGGCAGGTGCCAGCCCTAAAGCTGTGCTTGCATACTTCAACTCCCCATCACAGTCATCTAGTGGGTTCGGAACTTCAGATGTAAACATTGCATCTGGCTTTGCTAAGGACGACACTCCTGTCGATCCAATGGCTCAGTTCCGTTCATCCGAATCAGAACTTGTACAGAAGTGGCGCGCTGCTGCTTCTAAAATTAAGGTATAACCCTAATGGCAATTACTACTCAAACTAATACTGCGTTCATCGAAGCTCAGCAGTATTCCCAGTTCATTCTGGAAACTCTGAAAGATGGCTTGCTGCCTACTAACTTCTACCGTAACGTTTCCGATTTTGGTATGGGTACTACCCTGAATATCAAGACCATCGGTAAGGCTACTATTCAGGAAGTTACTGAGAACGAAGACATTACTTTCAACCCAATTGAAACTGGTAATGTTACCCTGCAAATGACTGACCATGTCGGTGATGGCTGGTATGTTACTGATGACATGCGTGAAGACGGTAATCAGATCGAAGCTCTGACTGCTCAACGTGGACTGGAAGCTACTCGCGCCATCCAAGAGCACTTCGAGACTCGCTTCTTGATCACTCTGAACGCCGGTCAAACTGATGATGATCCGAATACCATCAACGGTTTCAATCACCGTGTCCGTGCTACTGGCGGCAACGAGCAGATGCTTGAAGTTGACTTGATCAACATGCGTCTGGCTTTCGACAAAGCTAACGTTCCAATGTCTGGTCGTGTCGCTATCGTCGATCCAGTTGTAGCTGCTACCTTTGCTAAGACTTCTACTCTGACTACTTACCTGAACAACGGTGGTGCTCTTGGTGGTCTGTCTGAAACTCTGGTTAAAGATGGCTTTGACATGGAACACCAATTTGTCACCATGCTTCATGGCTGGCAGATCTGGACTTCTAACCGCCTGCCTACTCTGGCTGCCGGTGCAGGAGTTGACGGTACCCTAAGTATTACTGCTGCTGGTGTTGCAAACATCTTCATGTGTATTGCGGATGACGGTGTTAAGCCCGGCATGGTTGCATGGCGTCGTGCCCCACGTGTTGAGTCTGAGCGTAACATCTCCAAGCGTCGTGATGAGTTCGCTCAATCCGCACGTTGGGGTATGGGTGTTCAGCGTGTAGACACTCTGGGTGTTATCGTATCTGACGCAGTTGCTACTGCTTAATCATAAGGAATAATTATAATGGCTATTGAAAATACTGCTGGTCTGGGTGTTAACAACCAGTACGGCCCTCGCGATACACAAGAAGGCCTGCTGGGCGGTGGTGAACTGCCACATGCTGGTGCTATGCACGAAGCTGTTGTCTATGCCCGTGGCAAAGATTTCGGTACCGGAACTACCTTCATCACTAACAAGACTTTGCCTGCCGGTTCTAAGTTCATTGAAGCTATCGCTGAGGTGACCGAAGCATTCGTACTGGGTGGAACTACTCCTACTATCAACGTAGGTACTTCTACTTCAGCAGGTACTAACTTTGCGATCGAACTGAGTGAAGCCGAAGGCGAAGCTCTAGGCACTATATACAACGCTACTGGCGCTGGTACTTTCGCTGATGATCTGGCTGCTGATACTATTATCGCAGTTGAGCTGGATGGTACTACCCCTACCGTTACTGCTGCTGGTGAACTGAAAGTAGTTATTCGCTACTTGAAGATCTAATCGACTGGGGCCTTCGGGCCCCTTTCTTTTCTCTACAGTTTAGGAGAGCCTTATGGCCACAGAACACAGCACACTCACAGAGGTAGAGTTACACGAATCTAAAGGCGTGTCTACTGCTGCATCTGGAGATGTGTATGTAGCTAACGGTGTCGGTTCAGGTGTATGGCGTCAATTAGCTGAAGTTACAGGTGCCATGACAATTACAAATAATGCCACTCCTTTAGCGCTGACCGCAGCTACAGACAGTACATTGAATACTTTCTCAGACTACATACAGATCACAGGCTGGATGGCAGGGGAGCTAGACAAGATTACTTTCGCAGCCAACCAACTAACTATCCCTGTTGATGGTGGCGGCCTCTACTTAGTAGATGCTTACATGAACGTTGCTTCTGATACGATCAATACTCAGGTGGCAATTAAGTTCGCAGTCAACGGTGCTTCAGGAGTTTCTCGGAGACCTCGTCACTTTCTAGCTAATACCGGTAGTTTTTATAATCTAGCTGCGTCAGGTATTGTACGCCTTTCCGATAACGATGCTGTAGACCTATACATTGTTTCAGATAAAACAGTCGGATTAACCGTACAAGACTCCTCATTCTTGCTACATAAGGTAGGTGAGTAATATGGCCACAGAACACAGTACGCTTCCAGAGGCAGAGCTTCACGAACCCAAGGGTATTTCTGCTGCTGCTGCTGATACAGTATATACTGCTGATGGTGTAGGTGGTGGCTCATGGACGGCCCAAGCTGGTGCGCTCTTTGGCGATATGGACTTTACAACCAACACTTTAGCAACAACAATTACAACTGCATCTCCCACTGTTGGGGATGGTAATGCGGTAAATCTCTCAGGCGCTACGTTAACAACTCCCGGAGTATTATACACACAAGGAGTTGTAGATACGGTTGCTTTTGAGAACACAGGCAATAACGAGCTACTCCGTGTACCTACTGCGGGTGTCTATGAGGTGAGCCTTAATGCCTCCTTCTCTGGCGGCGGCGGTGGTGCTGGTAACGTATACCGTTTCAATTTTGGTATTAACGGTGTCGAACAGACCGCACACGCACACGCACTACGGCAGACATCAAGCTCAGATATTGGTAACGTAGCTTTCTCAGAGTACGTGGTACTCGCAGCTAACGATACTATCCAACCTATGGTGGCTAACCAGACAGGGGTCAACGACCCTACTGTCGGGGTATCTTCATTTACATGCATCTTACTGAAGCCGTCTTAAGGAGTTACTAATGGCTAAAATGACATTGATTGAAATCGTTCAGGACATCATGAGCGATGCTAACATGGATGATGTCAATAGTATCAGTGATACTCCTGACTCCCTACAGGTAGCTCAGATTGTTAAGAGTGCTTACTTTGAATTAATTGGTAATAAGAATTGGCCACACCTACGTGGGCTTCTCTTTCTAGATTCATCAACTGATTCCGATAAACCCACACACATGAAACTCCCAGAACTTATTAAAGAGATGGAGTGGATTAAGTACAATATCCGTAAGACTTCAGATACATTCGATAAGTTTGAACCTATGGAGTTTGTACATCCTGATGAGTTCTTGGTGCGTACTAACGCTTACAAGACCGACCAGACTGATGTAACACAGGTAACTGATTTCAGTGGTGTGGTCTTTAACATCAAGAATGACATTGCTCCAGAATTCTGGACATCCTTTGATGATGACTTCGTTGTGTTTAACTCACACGACAATACTGTTGACTCAGTGCTCCAGTCAATCAAGGTACAGTCTTCAGGATACCGTGAGCCGGATTGGACACACGCTGATACATTCACGCCTGACCTACCTTCAGAAGCATTCCCTGCATTACTGGCAGAAGCCAAGTCAGCTACGTTCTTGCGTCTTAAACAGATGCCGGATCAGAAATCAGAACAACAGGCTACTCGCCAACGTAACTGGCTGAGTCGTAAGGCATGGAGAGTTAGCGGTGGAATTAAGTTCCCGAACTACGGACGACAAACCCGTAAGTAAAAGACTTGTAGCCGTACCCAACCGTGGATGCTATTATGCTAAGTGGGAGGGTGGTGGTGAGATATCCAAAGAGATCGCAGGACTGTACACATCCTTAAGTGACCTGAAGAAAGCAGTTACTGCTTGGCAAGACGCCAAGTATCCCAGCAGACGAAAGAAGAATACTATCGAGGTAGTTTTAGATGGCGAGACGAGGGACTAACGTAGAACGTAATACGTTCATACGAGGTCTGGTCACTGAGGCCGGGCCATTAACATTCCCAGAGAATGCTAGTAAGGACGAACTAAACTTTGTACTTAACAAAGATGGGTCTCGTCAACGTAGACTAGGTATGGACTACGAATCTGGCAATGCTTTGGTTGATAGTACGTTTACAACAGCAGTTGTTGACACAGCCTCTATCACATCCTTCCGTTGGGATAACGTAGGCAATGACGCTACAGTATCCATCGGAGTTGTGCAAGTATCGAGCAAACTATTTTTCTTCGATATGACCAAGGCCAGCCCGTCTGCTAACCTGCTGAATGCCGGTGTTCCCATTACTGTGACTACCCTTGTTGACCTACCGTTTAGCTACTCAGCAGTTAACGGAGTGCTTGTGATTGTAGGGGAGGGTATCGATAATCCAATATTCTTGGAGTACGATCAGACTGGTGACTCTGTAACACAGCAGATCATCTCTATGGAAGTTCGTGATATGTGGGGTATCTTTGAAGATGTTCCTGTAGATGATCGTCCTACTTCACTCACAGATGTACATCAATACAATATCCGTAATCAGGGCTGGACGAATGAAAAGATTAGTTCTTTCTTCACTAGCCAAAGCGAATACCCCTCACTAGCTGATATCTGGTTCTTAGGAAAAGACTCTAGTGATGACTTCGATCCAGCTCTAATGGTTAAGCAAGAGTTCGGAACTACCCGAGCATCTTCAGGTCGGTTCATTATCGATGCCTTTAACCGTGGTGCAGAACGTGAGTCTGCTACAGGGCTGACAGGTTTGCCATCGGATAGGGAGACTGGCAACATATCCACTGCTGCTGCATATGCAGGTCGTATCTTCTATTCGGGTGTACGTGGTAACTTAATGGACGGGGATAAAGCATCTCCTCAGTTCTCAGGTACAGTGTTCTTTAGTCAGATCATTGACTCTAACAATAAGCTTGGCCACTGCTATCAGGCTGGCGATCCCTCATCTGAGTTTACTGCTGAGGTAGTAGCTAACGATGGCGGCACTCTCCAAATCCCTGAGGCTGCTGGTATTATAAAGCTACTCCCTAAGGAAGATTCTTTGCTAGTGTTCGCAGAGAATGGCGTATGGCTTATCTCAGGTTCTGATGGTAGCTTTGTCGCTGACAACTTCTTCGTACGTAAGATCACTAACGTAGGTGCAGAAGGTGCAGGTAGTATAGTAGACGTAGACGGTACAGTACTTTACTGGGCTAAAGGCGGCATCTATCAGCTAGTTCCTGATCCACGTTCAGGACGTCTAGTAGCACAGAACATCACAGAACGCACCATCCAAGAGACGTACAGCGACTTCAGTAGTATCACTAAGAAGTTTGCTAATGGTACTTTTGACAGCCCTACTCGTAGAGTGAAATGGCTGTTTAATGATGATGAAACCTATGACGGTTCATCACGTATAAATTCATACAACAAAGAACTAATCCTAGACTTTGTGCTGGGAGCCTTCTATATCCTAGACATCGGAGAGATAACCAGCGGACCTTATGTTAGTGGTTATTTGCAGACGTCAGACTTTATCAACCAAGACGTAGAGGAACCAGTAGTTGCGTCAGGTGTACAGGTACAGGCTTCAGGTGTAGATGTAATCATTACAGAAGAAGTCAGGTCTCGTGGTAACACCACTATCAAGTATGTGACTATAGTTCCTAATACTACAGATAAGATCACACTAAGTTCTTTTCGAGATCCTGACTTCTTAGATTGGCAGACATTCAACTCTACAGGTGTTGATGCTCCTGCGTTTATGCTGACTGGTGAAGAACTGCTTGGAGATACCCAACGAGATAAACAGGTATCTTACTTTACAGCTCACCTTTTACGCACCGAGACTGGGTTCTTCCTAGACGGTAGTGGGGAATTGCAACCCCTTAACCCCAGCTCATGTACTGTACAGGCACGTTGGGACTTCTCTGATAGTGCTAACTCAGGCAAGTTTGGGAATACCTTTGAGGCTTATAGGCTGACACGTAGCTATATTTCGTCAGGTGTTGGTGATACGTTTGACTATGGTCAAGAAGTAATCACTACCAAGACTAAGCTTCGTGGTTCAGGACGAGCACTCTCATTACGTTTCAGTACTACTCCCGGTAAAGATTGCTACTTATTCGGCTGGGGTTTAGCAGCTGACGGGAATACGGTGGTATAATGTCTCACACTATATTTCATAGCAGGCAACAACAATTAGAATCACAGACACGTGCGGTCGATATAGAAACTGTGCGTGGACGTAGGATCGCTGCTAGACGACAAGTCTTAGAAGCATTCTCTATTCCAGATACCGCAGAAGCCCCCACCTCTAGACCCAGTACGGGTGTTGGTGAAGCAGGCTTTGGCGAGGTTAGCGGGCAAACAGGAAGAGCAAATCCTGATGTAAACGCTGCTGCTGTTGGTCTGATTGCACTCTCAGACTTCGATATATCTGCTGCTGCTGACACTACTCTAGGGCTTCTAGGCGTAGCTAGCCCATTAGCATCTCTGGGTTTCCAGTTTGCTGTAGGTACAGCCGCTCAGTTTGGAGCGCCTGTGGGGTCTGTAAGGCAAGGCCCGTTAGGCTCTTTCTCTGTCAATACACCGACGGGACTTAAAGCAGGATTCTCTTCTAGCTCTTTAAGAGGGTTTGATGAACCTTCTATTAACCCTGAGATTGCCGCTGCCGCAAGGCAGAGTGCGCGACAAAGCGCAGAGCGAGCAGGACTCGGACAGTCTGCTCCCGGAACAAGTCGGGGGGATACTAGGGGTGATGTATCGGGACTTGGACAATCTGCTCCAGGTACCGCAACAACAGACAGCAGAGATCAATCAGGACTATCTCAAACAGGGCCGGGAGGCTTCGGAGGTGGTGACACAGACTCCGGTGGTGGTGGTGAAGTTGGAGCAGGCGGAGGCATAGGACTATAATGGCATTTTCAATATCAGGAGCTATTTCCGTAGGCGCAGCAGTAGCTGGAGCTGTCGGAGCATTCAAAGGTGCGGAGGCTGCAAGTGATGCAGCAGAAGCGCAATCAGCGGCAGTAGCACTACAGCGTAGACAGCAAGCTATAACATCTGCCCGTCAACGTCGTGAGGCTATTCGTGAACGACGTATTGCAGTAGCATCTAACCAAGCACGTGGAGCCGCACAGGGTATGAGTGGAAGCTCATCTCTTGCGGGTATTCAAGGTGCACTAAACACTAACCTAGCCTCTAACCTCAACTTCCTAGATGTAAGCACCACCCTAACAGGTGCACGTGCATCCTTCTTGGATCAGGCCAGTTCACTACAGGCCAGAGGAAACAACTTCCTAGCAGCTTCTAAGCTAGGGTTTACAATTGCAGGTAAGTCTTTCGGCATGTTCCGTCAGACAGAGGCAGGTCGTAATCTGATCGCCAAACTCTAAGGAGAGTACACCAATGGCAGAAGTTATACAGCCAAGCGAGTTGGCAACAGATGACATCAATGTTACGCAGATAGATCCTGTGTCTGTGGTTACAGAGATGCAAGGCATCATTGAGCAAGGCCGTCAGTCTGTAGATCTAACCTTCCGTGATGCGCGTGACCTATCGTTGATGCGTCATGGCATTGACGGTGCTGACGTAGCCACATCACAGAAGGATTACTTCCAAGCTATCCGTTCTGGACTCAGTCCTGTAGAAGAGAAAGCTCGACTACGTGACCAGTACGTCATCAAGACAGATCAATACTTGCTAGACCTAGTACGTAAGAACGCATCCTCTGATGATCCTGAGGCCCGTCAGATTGTTGTTGACATGGTATCTAATCGAGAAGCTGCGATCAATGCACAGATCCAAGAGTCTCTTGAATTCGATGCTGGTGCTAAGACTATCAAAGAATTGTACGCTGATGAGTCAGCTGATGACTTTACAGTACGTCGCCAGACTCAGGCTTACGCAGCTAACCAGATGGTTGCTGATTGGGCTGATGAGACTGGATCAGTAGGTAAGGTCGGTGACTTCCTTACTACTATGTTTGCTGTTGATACTTGGCATGATCGTGCTGACTTGATTGGCGGTGGTTCTTCTGTAGCCTCTGCTGAGGAAGTAGCACGTGATGTACAGTTCTATCAAGACTTAGATCCTGATGAACAGGCAGCTATCTTCCCAGAGATCTTCGAGCGTATCAAAGTAGCATACGATCACAACGTGTTTAAGGTTGCTGATGCAGTAGCCATGATGCACTCTCGTGATGCGTATGGTGACTTGATGCTTGAGTCTACCCTGACTGCATTGAACATTGCATTCGCTCCCGGTGATATCTGGGCAGCAGGTGCTTTGGTTAAGGGTGCAGGAAAGCTTCTGACACGTGGTAAGGCAGACGCAGTGGCTGATGTTTCCTCCATGAGAGCAAAGCCTACACAACAACCTGACGTACCTTCCGAGATCCAGATCATTAAAGATACTGGTCGTCAGAACTCAGTACCTCACGGTATGATGCAGATCCGTAATGAACAGGCTGCTGCCGAGTCTATGACCCTGGCTGGCATGGATGGCGAAGCTGCTAAGTTCTTAGGAGTTACTCGTCTGGATGCTGCTGATACTGCATCCCCATTTCGTAATGCTGAACTCCCAATCATTATCGGTTCGGTAGATACTATCGCCGAAAGCATGGTACGTCTACACAAATCGCAGATACAAGAGGTCTTAGTGGCCAAGCGTATCGAAGCTCTGCGTATTGAACAGCAGGGAAATGTTGCTGTACGTAGTGGTGCTAACAAACGGCTGGTAACCCTGCCTCGTCGGGAAGAACGTCTTAAGAAAGATATCAAGATCCTTAGTCGTACCCTTGCGAAGATGAAGAGTGCCAAGCCTACTAAGAGTAACAAGGCTGCTCAGGATAACATTACACTGTTCTCTGATGAACTCAATATAAAGGTTCAGAAGCTGGCAGTAGTGCGTGCACGCATTAAGCATGCTGAAGGTGTAGTTGCAGACTCTCGGTTGATTGACCGACTGGATGGGGAACTCCGACAGCTTGAGTCTGGACATGTACCTGCATCACTGTCTGAGCATATCCAATCAGCCATCGCACACAGGGCACAGGAAGCCGCACAAGCACAGCAGCGGGCACCTAAGGCACGTCAGGCAGTCAAGATGCATGCGGACGATGTGAGCGATACTATGGCCCCTGAGGCTATGGAGGTGTTGGTAGCTGCTAAGCTTTCTGGTGTAGCTGGTCGTATCATTGATGACCCTCTTCGTTACGGTCTTAGCGATAACTTCGCTGCTGACCTACGTGAGCTGATCCGTACTCCTTTGGATGATCTGATCGCAGAGACTGACTCAGTAGCTCTACAGAAGTTTACTGAGACACGTAAGAAAGAGATACAAGAGCGGGTACTCCAGAAGATTACTAAAGAAGCTAAGGATGCTGGCAAGGAAGTTAAGGTTGCTGACATCGTACCTACTGGTGACGAAGGTTTCCGTGTAGTGTACCGTACTGATGACGTGGACGAAGTGTTCGAGTATCAGTACACCCTAAGTGACACAGGTATCTTTGAAGGTGCAGGTCTGATCACAGACTCGTTGGTTAACCACATGGGTAACCTCCTGTCTCCAAGTACTTTGTTCAACGACCTAGGACGGTTTGTTAATAACCTTACCTTCGCTGGTGACCAAGCTGCTAAGATCGGTAAGCGTCTACAGGACATGCACAAGAGTATCCACAAAGGATTGTCTGTCAATCAGAAGCGTGAGCTTGACTCCCTGCTGCTGACTGGCGATGAGAACGGACGGGTATTCTCTATTGATGAGCTGGAAGCAGGTATCGTAGAGACTAAGATCTCTCTGAAGCCACAAGACGCTGCCACTATCAAAGCGTACTACCAACTGCGTGCGTTCTACGATGAGATGCACGACATGCGGGACTTCTTTGTACGCAAAGATCTTAAGTTTGCCGGGTATCAGGATGTAAGCTATGTCGATGATGCTGGTGAGACTATCCGATTCCTCGGACGTCCTATCGATAACTTCCGTGGCCAAGACCTAGACGATGTACGTGTAGTGTTCACGCCCGGTGGTGAGACACAGTATCAAGACCTCGCCTCCCTCCGTGGTAACATCCAAGTGTGGGAAGACTCAGGCTATAAGCTTGTAGAGATGTACGAACCACACATGAAACTGGCTAAAGGTAAGGAGACGTTAGTAACTAAGTTCGCTTTAGTTGCTGATGACTTCGGAGCTAAGGTAGGGGATCTACCTGCTAAGGTTCTTAACTTCCAGCCCGGATATATCCCCCGTGTATATAGGAAGGGCTACTCCTTTGTTAAGGATATGCGCAACCCAGCACGGCCTGTCACTGCTTTTGCTACAGAGACACGGGCTGATGCTGAGAAGTTTGCAGCACAGCTAAACGGATTCGCTGATGACACCACAGTTTATGTGGCCAAGGGTGACCGGGAGCTGACCTCTGCTGAACGCCTTGTAATGGATGCTGATAGTTTCGGTGGTCTATACACAGGTGCTCGTGGACGTCGTGAACTCCTGGTACGCACCTCTGAGGGTGGTTATCGCCCTCAGCGTGTAGGTAACGGAGAAGCTACAGCTCGATACATGTCGAACCTTGCTAGCCTCATGCCTGTTGCTGAGTATCGTCACACTCTAATGCGTCAGTGGGCTAACAGTGTAGATTATGTAGCAGAGAAAGAAGGCCGTCTAGGTCTGATAGATAAGACTGACTTCAACAGCCCTATCGATCTTAGCCCTCAGAAGATGGCGATGATGGAGAATGCACGGGAGTATATCAAGACCCAGTTGAAGCTTCAGACGGATGAGGAGAAGTTCCTTAACCACACACTGAAGAAGATGTCTGACTCTCTATACTCTAATGACCCAAGCAAGGCTGCTGAACTTACCCGGTCTATGGTCCGTGGTATGATTGACAAAGACCCAGTGCAACAGCTGAAGGGCTTTACCTTCAACATGCAGTTGGGTATGTTCAACCCTCGCCAGCTTATCATGCAAGCACAGAACGCTGTTATCGCAGCATCTGTGAGTCCTCTACATGCACCCGGTGCTGTGGCAGACGCCCTTGCTATGCGTACGCTAGTCATGGCTACTGATGCACAGCTGCCCGGACTGATGAAGGTTGCTGCTAAGGCTGTAGGCCGTGACGTAGCAGAGCTTCAAGAGATGGTGGACATGTTCAGGAAGACAGGTCTGTGGGACTCTATCAAACAGAACGCTGACTTCGATGCTGACGTAGTTAACCTAGGTGGCAACACCTTGGCTAAGATGCGTGAGGTTGCTAGTGCAGGTCGTATCTTCTTCCGAGAGGGAGAACTGATGGCCCGTCTGACATCCTTCAACATCGCACGTCGTCGACTAGGACCGAAGGCTACTCCTCAAGAAGTATTTGATGAACACCTTCGCTTGTCTATGAACATGCAGTCTGCTAACGCAGCTACGTGGCAGAAGAACTGGATGGGTGTACCGCTTCAGTATATGCAGGTATTCACCAAGTTCTATGAATCTCTTATCCCCGGACTTCTGTTCAACAAGGGTAAGTGGACACGTAAAGAGGCGGCCAGTGTACTGGCAGGTCAGGTTACTGTGTATGGTACCGTCGGTATCCCAGTAGCTGAAGATGCCTATGCGTATCTTTCAGAAGCATTTAACCTGACACCTACTCAGGCTAGGGAACAGTATCCTTGGGTAGAGAAATCTATGTCACAGGGTGTGTTCGGTTTCATGTCCCAGATGATGGGCATCGAGGCTGACTTCTCTTCTGACTTGAGCTTGATTGGCGGTACTTCCGGTACTAACCTAGCGCAGGTTGGTAAGGCTATCTATCAGGGCGTCACTACTGGGGGATCGGATGTCGATCTCGTACGTGCCTTGGCAGGTCCATCAGTCTCTACCATAGGTAAGAGTGTAGACTCATTACGTTCTATGGTATCGGCTGCTCAGGTACTGGCTGAAGATCCCTCACTAGAGGTTCTCGGTACTCAGGTACTCTCGGTAGTAGACTCCTTTGCAGGTATCACATCTACTTGGTCCAACGCACGTAAGGCAATCTTCCTTCACGATGTAGGTATGGTTAGTAAGCAAGGTAACACGATCTTTAGCAACTCTCAGTTCGCTGATATCAACTTGCAGACTACACTTGCACGTGCTATGGGATTCCAGACGGACATTGAGGCATCATACTGGGACTTGAAGGATACTAACCGTACCACACGTATCCGTCAGAAAGAAGACCTATCTACAATGAAGAATGCACATCTTGACTTTATGCGTAATGGTGATATCCGTTCGTATAAGGCTAAGCTTGCACTGCTCAAGTTAGGCAAGACCCCATCCGAATGGAAAGCGATGAAGGATTCAGTAGTCGAAGGACTTACTGGAGACTCTGACTTCGATAGACAGAGTTCATCCTTCTTAGAAAATTATATACTATCCGGTGGACGAGAGCGTCTTCATCCGGCAACTGCACGATAGGTGACTGATAATGGCATTCACACAACAAGGAACACCCATCACTCCTAATACTGGAGTTCAGGCAGCCCCGGCCGATCCCGGCTTGGCTGTCCTGATTGGTGGCGCTACAGATGCTGCCAGCTTTATAGGTGGTGCAGCTGCTGCGATCTCTCAAGACCAACTAGAGATCAAGTCAGACAAGACTGTAGGCACAGCTATCGAGGGTATCTTGGGATTACAAGAAGAACGCGATGTCCTGTTAGGGCGTCAACGTTCAGTCTCTCAGGATATCGCTAGCATTAGTGCTGATGGAGAGATCACAGACGATGAGCGGGATATCCTAGGAGGTCTAGAACTAGAGAAACGGTTCTTAGATGAGGCTAGGCGTAGTGGTGTATTGAGCCGTCAAGGTTTCAGTACTCGTTACAACACCCTGTTCCGCTCTGCTCTGTCTAGTGCAGAGAACCTAGGCATCCAAGGACAGATCGGACAACTGTTCTTGAATAACCGTAGCATGGTTGAGGGTGCACCTGTACAAGACCCTGCACAGGCTAAGCTTGAAGCAGCTATGAACGCACAGTTCGGAGAGAACAACTGGACAGCTACCAAAGCTGCTGAGTTTGCGTCTACTCAGGTACGTGCGGACGCAGTCATGAGGGGTGTGGAGACTAATACCAACGCTCTTGTGGGTGCTATGAAGACTGACCTAGAAGTCATGGCTAACACTATGATCACTGGCTCAGCTTCTCGCGGTATCATTACTGCTGATGAGCAGCAGAACTATGAGATCGCTGTGAATACCTCTGTTGTTCAGAATATTAAGAACCTTGATGAGAAACGTCAGCTACTACGTACTGAGGGTATCTATACTCCTAGTGCTCAGAAGCGTATTGATGCAGCTCAGGCACAGCTCTTAGCAGTACGTGATAGTTACCTAGGTGTGTTCCGTGCAGAGGGCCGTCACGAGGGCTTCACAGCCTCTGAGGCGCTTAAGCGTACCCAGACTGCTGTTGATAAGATGAACCAGCTTAACCTGTCTATGAACTCTAAGATGATCTCAGGGGCAGCATCAGGAACTAGCAGCCTAGGTAAGATGGGCTCTGATCTGATGATGAGTATCCTTCAGGAAGACCCTAAGCAGTCTCGTCTGCTACAGACCTTGGCTGAAGCGAGCACTATCCCCGGAATGACACCGGAGAAGATGCATCGTCAAGCAGCTGAGACACTCTCAGTTATTATGAGTGGTGGTGCTTCACTTGCTGACGCTCACCGTACTGGACAAATCAATACTGACATGCTGCGATACTTCTCAGCTACACTAACAGCTGAAGACACCTCAACTCCTGAAGAGTCAGAAGCACAACAGACGGTGACTAATGAACTGGCTAATGTCGGACTTGACTTATCTGATACTGCCGCAAATATACAGACTATTGTCCAAGTATTTGACGGAGAAGCTTCTAACGCTAAGAGGAATGATACAACAAGTACTCATAAAGCTAATACACTTGACCGGCTCAAGCGTTTGTCTATCGACCTCATCGATAAGTCAAAGCGAAAGTCTTCACTCACAATATCTATCAACGATGAGGGGCTACCGACGGTCCAACTTCGTCCTGAGTTTGGTGGTGATCTGGGTATTGTCCCTGCATCTGCAAAACGTGCAGACCAAGTCCTTAGAACAGCTCTCGCCAGCTATGCAGCACTTAGCAAAAAAGCTATAGCGGAGGGTTATCTCACCCCTTCCGATATTCAGAAACATTTTGGCACAGGTATACAGGTATTCGATGTTACTACTGGTGCTGGTGAGACAGCAGCTGCGGCTGCACGACGTGAGGCCACTGTACAGGCACCTGTGGAGACCGCACAGCCTCAGTCAACAGCTTCTATTGTCGAGCTACCTGCTGGCGTAACAGAAACTGTTGATGTAGACACTGCTGTTGCTATCCAATTGGAGAGTAGTGGTGATCCAGAGGCTGTCAATGAAGGATCAGGTGCCGCTGGCCTACTACAGCTGACACCTGAGCGTGCCGCTGAGGAGGGTATCGACCCTCTTGACCCTGATGCCTCTATTCAGGTGTTCAAGGCACACTCAGAGCGTGTCAAGCCTGTCCTGTCTAGCATAGGTGAGGAGCCTTCAGGGTTCAACGCTTACTTGCTATGGCAACAGGGAGTACGTGGGGGCATTGACATCCTCACTAGCCAAGATCTGAAGATCTCTAGTCTTTCTAAGTCTCGACAACGTAACCTTGCATCTAACCCACCACCTACCAAGGGATGGGAAGCTGCTAAGGGTAAGCCTGAGGTTAAGGTTAGTAAGTGGGTCTCCGAGTGGGAGAAACATTATAACAGCATAGCGTCCAAGGGCTGATGATAATGGAAAACTTCGACAGACGTACTGCTGACGCACAGATAGGCTACCTAACTGGACGTATAGAAGGTATCGAAGAACGGCTAGAGCAGCACATGGATGATGAGCACAAGATGCAAGCTAAGATCGGTGCTCAGTTGTCACGTATTGAAGAACAACTCAGTATGTACAGGCACTTGACCTTCTTTATCAGGTCTATGGCTCTCATAATTGCCGCTATTATAGCCTTTAAGTGGGGCGTAGCCAAAGAGATCTGGACAACATTCTTTAATGGAGGTGCTTGATGCCCTTTGAGTTAATTACATTCCTAGGCAGTGCCATCCTTGGTGCCATCAAGAGCATGATCATGCTTAAGATGAAGAATAAAGCTAATCTAGCAGAGGCGCAGCTACTTGCGCTCAATGCTAGGGCTAAGATAAGGCAAGAAGTACGGGAGCATGAGAACAAAGGGTTTGCATTTACCCGTAGGTTCATGGTGATCACCGCTGTTATGTGTATTGTGGCCTTACCTATCTTTGCTCCCCTATTATCCATGTATTCTTACCTGTTCTCTGACTTCCCCTTCCCCAGTATCCCAGTTACATTCGGATATACTGAGTTAGTGCAAGGATTCTGGCCTTTCCTGTCAGATCAGGACACTACTAAGTGGGTAACCTCTGAGAATGGCATACTTATCACGCCTTTCCACACTCACTTGATCATGTCAGCTTGGGGATTCTACCTAGGCGACAGTAACAAGTAAAAACTACACAAATCGTAGACAAAAAAAAGGGCTTACCAGTCATAAGGATTAATTTCCCTATGGCCGGTAGGCCCTTTTTGCGTTTAGTACTCTTGTACAGCTATACCAACTTAACCCGCAACAGCATTACCTGTACGCGGGTTCATAATACTTAGCATGCCTCACCGTCGAGGGCCAGCCCCAATCGGATGTCGCATTATGTATATTGGGGGATCGTCATCCCTTGCAAGAGCCTGAGTTAAACAGTGCTCTCACTTAGAGTAGGCTCCGGGCTTGGTCATCTCCTGTTAGGGAAAGTTAGCCCTGCCTACTGCATTCTTTAGTTTATATCTTCAATCAACGACCACATCTGCTCCACTGTTACCCCCAGCTGGTACTGCCGGTTCCACTGTATCATCCTGTCCAGCATCTGTTCCCTTGACAACATGTTCTTGCTCTCCATAAGTAGGGTCTTTCTTACGGTCATCCAGTAGTGTAGCGATCATACCTGCAAACACTAGGATATCGACTGGACGTTCATGAAACTTCTCTTTCAAGTACTCAACACCTGCCTCTTCGTCTTGTGCATCCATAGATACCATGTAGCATGGGACCATCTTCGTCAGTTCAGCTGTGGTGTACTTAGTGTGCTCTTGCTTAGGTGCTTCAAACATTGCTTTCAGCCTCCGTTGCCACTGATCCCGCATCAACCACTGTAGATTCGACTTGCTCCACGACATCTGCCTTCTCCTCGTCTGGGTACGGTAGCCACAGCTTAGCATGCGCTGCTACTAGGATATCTCGTGCTGCTGCAATCTCTTCTTCAGTATCGACAACAACCTCGAAGGTTTGGAACTCACCAGTACCCTTCATGGCGTACTGAAACTGGTAGCCGTCAGGTACATCACCGTACGCACCATCATCACCAGTAGATTCCCACTTAGTATGTTGTTCCGTTGGGCCGATGTGCTGGATGTCACGAACATCGATGATATGACCAGCTACTTGTGCAAAGTACAGTTCGTATAGTGTTTCTTGTGCCATGTTATTCAACCTCGTCGTATGTTTGTTCAAAGATATCAGGCTTGCATGGGCAGAATTCCCCTTGAATGCCTTTAATAATCCAGTCACCTACTGAAGCGACATGCTTTACTGTGTTGTCTGCGCCATCCTCAAGGGTAGGTACGTATAGTTCGGGGGCTCCGGGAATCTCATATGACACCGTCAGTGTGTCGATGTCCATGAACTCTTGAATCTCTAGAATTACACCAGTATCATCTGAAAACTGAATCGCTTCGATAACTACTGGCTTCTTTTTAAATTGTTTAATCATTCGAGTAACCATTCGTTGGGGATACTTTTATCTGCATAGGGCCAACAGACTCCTTTGAAAGGAGGACGTCCATTTCCCTCGCAGATTTCAGCATAAGTTGTTTTACTTCCTTTTCTAATCCTTGACTTAGAGCGTGAGAAGACGAAACGTATATCGAGGTGCGGATATTGTTGCTTGATAAGGAGATGTTTATATCTGTCATCATAGTCCCAGATTCCTTTGCTCTCGATAATGATTTCTTTACCGCTTTTAGTCGTGATATAGAAGTCAGGTGTGTATGTACATTCTTTAGCGGGTACTTGGTAGACTATCTTCCCATCTAATGGTTCATATTTGAAAGGAATCTTTTTCTTGGTAAGCTGTGCAGCTACCTTGTCTTCTAACCCGCTACGGTATGTACTCTTGTGGTACCTCTTCACTAGTCCTTGACGTAGTCCATGCATGAATATGCACAAACACCCTCGACTAGCTCAGCTCGTGTAGTATCCACCAACACAGTAGCGTGTGGATGCATGTTGTTGTTCAGCCATTCCATTACTGGACGTGTGATGGCCTCGAATTCTTTAAGACGTTCTTCTTTTGTCAGCATATTAATGCTCCATAGGTTGGAAGATCGGTTTATCTTCATCGTTAAAGCCGGATAAGTACATCTTATGGTCTGCTAGATACATGAAGTCTCCAATTGCACACGCATCTATGCTAGATTGTGTGTCATTAAACTCATGCGGCTCCATATCACTAAACCACTCAGCAATATCTGTATGTAGTTGGTCAGTGATTGAGCGCTTGTGGCTCATTACAAGTAGGTTAATCTTCTTAGACATCAGGCACCTCCGCCATCTCTTCCATAGCCACTACCTGCTCATTGAACTTGATTAACAGTTCCTCAGACTCGTACTCAGGAAGTTCTTTAGGTTCTTCACGTAACATCCACAGTAAAGCAGCGTTCTCGTTCATGAACATATCCCAGTAATGCCCGAACCGTAGTACGTACTGTTCACGTACCTTAGCATACATGCTCAGAGGCTCTGTAATGCCCTCTAACAGCTTCTCTGCCTTGACTGGCCCGATCATGTAGAGTCCGGGGATGTTGTCTGTCACGTCCCCTGTAAGCAGCTGTAAGAAGAAGAGTTTCATGCCTTCATCTTCAGTAGTGAACCAAGGTTCCCTTTCAGGTTGCTTACCACTGCCCCATGAGTAGTGCCAGCCGGGTACCATATGAAGATCTTTGTCACGAGAACAGATGATGGTTTTTAATTCTTCTCGGGCGTATGTCTTACCATTAGGCTCTACACCATAGAAGATACCGTCTTCCCAAATCTCATCGAAGCCTGCACACTGAGCGATACTCATCCCATCGTCAGCTTCGTATCCATCACAGATAACTACAGGATGGTTGAGTCCTGACTTAAGGTATTCTTCGACCTTATCATGCCAGTAGGGCTTGTCTGAGCTTCGGTTCCCTTTATACGGTCGTATAGTCGCTGCTTCAACTCGGAAGTTGTCCTTGCCTGACATATAAACCACATATGACCCTGCACCAGACTTCTCCGCAATGCTTCTGAGCTTTCCATCTACTCGTGCCTTCACTAGTGGCCATATAAGGGGGTGCCCCTCATCATCAGTAGCACACCCGATCTCATAGCGTAGGATATCACCGTCAATCAATGCTTTCATAAGGGGTATACTCCAGAACGTGGTCTAGCTGGTATTTAAGCAATGCGTTAGCTAAAGCACCAGCCAGTCTGTTAGGTTGAGAAGTTAAGTCCCCTACCTCACCATGAGAACACTTGCCATCACCATGCACTGCTGCGTACACTAGCCCTGTGATCTCACCTGACTTGGCCTCTTCAAGCATGTCTTCCAGCGCCTTGATGGTATACTTTTCAGGCTTGTTGATAGACTCTACAGCTTTCATATCTCTACTCCCCAAGATCTAAGGAAAACCACAGCATGGTTAGTGCCTGCCTGCTTAGGGTAGAGGAGCCAGTCCTTGTGGTTTAGTTTCATATCGGATAACCTTAACTTTAAGACCTTTCTTAGTGGCCTGATCAATCATGTGTTTAGTGCCCTTACTCTCGCCATCCCAGAAGGCTAGCAAAGCGTCGGCATTCTCTGACATCTCGATGTTACGTAGTGGGCCAGCCTTACGGCCAAGCTCTTTCCACTTAGCAGGGTACTCAGCAACAGAAACATCGTATCCCTCAGCCCACGTTTTGCCCATAAGGTCAGCACCACGTGCCAGCCCACATACTACTTGTGAGATGTCCCATTCTAGTTCGTTAATAGAGTCGAGCATCAGCCCACTGTCACTAAACTCACGACCGCCTGCTATAATAGTTCTCATATCTTCCACCTCAATTCACTGTCAGGCCTAGTGCCTAGATAGGAGGCAGGGTCCGCAATCGGATCTACCTCCATCAGGTTATACATCCGGCTGTTGGGGTTCGTCCAGTCCAGCTTTGAGTAGCGCTCCGTGGATGCCACTTCCAACAAAGTCCAGAGAGTTTTTAATTTTGTTCTGACGAAACTCTGGGAACTTAAGGAACGTGTCGACATCTTCTTCATCCGTATTGAACACAATAGGTGGGTTACGAAGTTCGGGTACTGCGAAGCCTTTAGGACAGCCAGCTACATCCTTGATATTGGCGTAGCCCTTGTCATTATGGTACACTTCAACCATACATGGCTTGCCGATCAGTCCTTGCAGTGCTTGTCCATTGTTAGTGTCACCATCATGACCGTCAAGGGTACGTACCCGAGCCATCATCTTAGAGGTAACCTTACCGGGTTGAGTAGGCTCGTAGTCAGAGACTTTAACGTCCTCATCTACCCAGAATGGACGACCATCTTCCATGTTCTCATTGACCAGCTCATAGATGAACACAACCTTGAACTGTGAGTCAACTGTTTTACCCTGCCACTCATATGAGGGCTGATGACCTAGGTCTACTAGACCTACACATCGTGCTAGGTGTGTGCCTACTGGTGGTTGCTCTTTGCTACCGCCGCCTGTGGTGTTACGTGCTTGAAGTGCCATGTTATTGTACCTTACGTAGTTGTGACCAAAGAGTAGAGAGAACAGTGTCCACCTTACAGTATGAGTATTTGCTACGTGTGGGGGAGCTGACCTCTCGTAGAGCTGTAGTCATACGCCCGCTGCAATTACCTACCTGATACAGGATATCAAACTCTTCCTGTGTCTCGATGGTGAGTGTTACAGGCTCAAATGTTTCTACTTTATTACGTGTTGCTTTCATTTCAATATCCTCGTGTTACTGTTACACCAAAAATCTGGCAGTGAGCTGGTTGGAAGTAAGGGTATAGGTAGTCATCAGCGGCTTCGTTATGGATGTTACGCCACTCTTCAGCTGAAGTGAGTGATACCTTAACAAGACGGCGGTCTTCCATCTTAGCATCCCTAACAGCATCGATAATCTCTTTAAGTACTGACTTTTTCTTTGGCTCATCGTAGAATGAAATCATTGGGGTAGTGCCTCTTTGCTATAGTATGTGGAACATGGGAAGCTATCACAAGCCAGCCACCGAAATCTTAATCGCCGTATATAAGCCTTAGTCCTGATGTAGATCTCCACACTGTGTGGTCCAGAAGAGAAGGATAATCCTGAAGGTATCTCTCCACCTTCCTGTCTAATCACAAGTCCCATCAGTGTGTCTCCGTAAATTCTTTAATAGTTTCTAGTGCCCAACGTCTGTTGCCCCAACACACCCTACCCCACTCTTCTTCTGTCTCAAAGTCGTACGGGTACTCTGCATTGTAGCCCTCACCACTACAGTCGAAGCCTTCCTTACGTGCATCAATCAGCATCTTGACTAGGTCAACACGTGTCATGAGTACCATCTTCTTCAGCTTCTTCATAGTGAGTACGCCTTAGTGAGTTTCGGCCCAGTTCTTCCCACGCTTAGCTTCTGCTGCCAGTGGTAGGTTAAGTTTTAATCTCTTACCTGCTTCGACTATGCTCAGCTCAGCAAGTTCCATATATCTTTCAACATCTTTCTCAGCTACATCAGCCTGAGCTTCATCGTGCATGTCGATGACCTTGACTACATCTAGACCTTCATCACGTACCCATTGATCTAGGATCACACGGGAGTTAGTCATGACTACTGAGCCAGCCGATTGAAGCAAGGTATTGAGGGCCTTGTGTTCTTGTATACGTCCTTCAAATGAACGCATAGGAACCTTACGACCATCCAATCCTTTGAGGTATCCCTTCTTGCTTGCCTTCTTCACGTGCTTGATAAGCTTAACGATCAGAGGGTTAGCATCTAGGAACTTCTTCTTCAGTTGATCAGCTTCAGCAGGGGTAACCTCTAACTGCTTGGCTAGTGTGTCCTTACCTGCACCATAGTTGATGGCATAGATCATAGTCTTAGCCATGTCCCTGTTAGGTAGGCCTGCTGCCTTCTGGTTCATCGAGTGTACGTCAGTACCATCTGATGAACTGCCATTAACGATAGGGTGTGTGAACTCTTCATTGTTAATGTAGTGAGCCAGCATACGTAGTTCAATACCGCTAGCATCGTGGCCTACAAACACCCTGCCTTCAGGGGCACAGAACATCTCTCTGCATTGTACCCCATAGAAGCAGGAGTTAGTGATAGGTAGGTCATGAAGAAGCTCGTGTGTCTTCTTATCACTCAATGCCTTAGGTATGTTAGCTACGATCTGATGCTTCATTCGACTCGTGTTAGTACCCAACGGGTTAACCAAGGCTGGGACTCTGCCGTCGGACCTGATGGCTGCCATGACTCCAGTGAATAAACCAAGACGCTTACCGTATCTAAACCTTGCCTTGATTTCTTCTCCGATGACACCGGGGATGGAGTCAAAGGAATCTTCAGTAAGCTTGGGGGATGTTCTAATGTTCTGTCCGTCAGCATCAGTTGCAAGTTGTTTAGGTCGCTGCCGGAAGAACGGAGATTCTGGATCTTCACTCTCTTTCTCCGTTACCTTCTTGTAGTTGTACTCAGTTGGCTGCCAGCCTACGCTGAGGAGCCATTCATTAAGTTGTGGATAGCTATTGAGGTTAATGCTATGCCACTCAATACGACAAAAGGAGCCGCTGATATCAGGAATACCGGCAGTAGAATCAGAAGCCAGCATGTCAAGCCAATGGTTGGTGACCATGACCTTGAGACGGCCTTGCTTTGTGTAAGGTTCGTCGACAACAACACCGTATTGCTTGGCAATGGTTGGTGCATGACGTGACAGTGAAGATGAGACTTCATCAATCCGTGCGCTAAGATCTGAGATGCAGGCATCAGTATGTTCCTTGTCAATGTATACACCATTCAGCCGTTGCTGTGTCATGATACGTGCTGACTCATGCTCGATGGCGATTGATTGATTCCAGCTGTGCCTGCCCTTCTCTTGCATCAAGGCTTCGTACATAGCTACTTGAATCTCTACATCTTTCTGACATCGATTGATCATGGAAGGTTCAAACTTTAACCACTGCTCTTGTTCAGGTTTCCATAGACCTAGACGTCTACCCCAAGCCTCTACGCTATGGGGGCCAGCGCCACATCCATCAACAAACTCACGATCAGGATTAAGTAACCGAGAGAGTACCAGAGTGTCTGTGATCTTGATCTTACATGGCGGAGTCCATCCCAGAATGCTCCGCAAAGCAATAAGGTCGAAATCAATTTGATTATGGCAAAGTAATTCAGTAGCATTGCTCATCATCTCCAGTGCAGGTAACCACCAGTTGTCTCCCTGACTGTGGTCGAATGTCCATGTCTCTCTGGTATCCATATCCATTAGGGAGATGACCCAGAACTTGGTGATCTGTGGGTGGTAAGCTTTCTTCTTGCTATTCCAAGCTTGGTAAAGACCGTTACCTTCTGTATCGTACATCAGCCTCATTTGTAGTGTATCTCCGATTGATGCTGGTACCACTTATCTCTCAGTGACCCTTCCTTCCATCCATCTTGCCAGAGTTCTGTCAGGTCTTGATCAACCGAGTATTCTTCAGGCACCTCGTTGATGCCCACGTCGTTGTGGTACGCTTGCTTTCCTTCATGGAAGATCCGGTAGCGCGTCTCTAGATAATCGTTCATCTTCAGTACCCACCCTCTGGTTCTCTTCAAGATACCCTAGTACCCAGTCATCCTTCTGTTCCTCAGGGTAATCAGGGGGGTAACTGAAACATAATGCACCTGCTCTAGATGCTACCCTGCCTTGCTTATATGGTAAGTTCATGACCCGAACCCTCTTTCAATTAGAACAGGTTTGCGATACCAACCGCAATAGTCTGTATTGCCTGTGGGTTTTCAAAGAGGAAGGTGATACATGCGAGGGAGATAAAGAAGTTAGTAATGGTAGTCATCGTCGTCGTCCTTATTAATTAAAAATTGTTCTATAAGATCTAGGCTTTCTTCTATAGTATCTTCGGCGACACCGTAGCATCGCCAACTGGTACTGTCAGGTATTTGATACCATACCCATGCTGAAGTTCCTTCGATACCTATAGAGTTTTCCTTGATGAACGTTAAGTTCATAGGTACTCCGTAGTTACGGTGCGATCTTACGTACGTTGCGCATGGAAGTGAATGCCCCTGACTCACCGTCAGCGTTATTCCACCGACACGTACCCTTCAATAGTTTAAACTTAGGGCAAGTAGTTCCGTCATCTTCATATAATTCTACAATAGAGCCTTGACCGAATGCGTCACCAGATCCGCCGTAGTTGTTTTCGATAATAAATACATCACCCACCGTATAACCCTGGTCGGTGCATGGGGTTGAACACTGTACTACATCAAGCTCAATCTTAAGTGCGGTCAGTTCTTTAATAATGCTGTCAATCTTTTGTGTATGGTTCATTATACATTTCCTTTCATAAGTTTAACGATGTCTTTATTGTCTAGTACACCAAGAAGTAGGGAGACTGCTGTCCTGTCAGACATAACAGAGTCGGGTACAATAAGGTCTAGTAGTATTGATTGGCACTCAGAGATAGCTTTACGTAGTGCCGCGTTCTCTTCTAAGAGATGTGCTTGGATAGTGTTAGTAGTCATTTGAGATGTCATTATAGTCTACTCCTCGGATTAGAATCTTTCTTAGCTGCATGCTCGTCATACCCAGCAGGCTCAGGTACCTTTCTCATACGTCCTGTCTTACCGTCGAAGTGGAGCCATTCACTGTCTCCAGTCCGTCCAGTGAAGCGGCACTTAAGCACCGTAATCTTGCTTGTATTAGCGCAGTAGCTGTCACTATGCTGTTGATTTCGAGAGAGAGCAATGACGTCCCAGCTGAGTTGCTTAAGCGTTCCAGAGCCTCGGAGGTCATCGAGAGAAGGCGTTGCGCCTTGTTCAAATGATGGTGCATTGAAGCCCCCTGTTGTTTTCTTGAGGTGGACAATGAGGAATATAACAATGTCTAACTCCTTGACCAGCTTGGCTAGCTTAGTCATGATAGTATCTATTCGTTCACGCTCTCCACCTTGAGCTGCATACTCTGATACGATGATAGAGAGGTGGTCCAGGTATATGAATTTGCATCCCTTAGCCGCGAAGTAACGGATCTTAGAGAAGAGATTAGAGTCGTCCATCCCTCCGAAGTGATCGTACCCAAACCACCTGCCACTGGAATAATAATAGTCGAAGGCTTCTTGTTCTTCTTCAATAGACACCTCTACGTCAGGTAGTTCAATTCTTTTGTTAAGATAGATGGACATCATGCCTGCCATAGTGTCACCTGCATCCTCTTCGAGGGCGATGTCAGCAAACTTGAAGTCAGTGGTACGGTGGTAGTGGTCTTTCAGCTCACGCATGAACTGAGTCTTGCCCATACCAGAGCCAGATGTGATAGTGACGAGTGAACCTGATCGTACGCCATAGGTCTTGGCATTAAGATCGGTCCATGTTTCGGGGTAGGGGTAACACTTCTTATTCTTGCCAGTCTTGTACCGTTCCCAACAGTCACCATAGTTGATGATGTTGTCAGGCATGTATGCACGTGCGTGCTTCATGACGTCCCAGTACAGCTCGGAGGACTTGCCTTTGAGCAGCATGTCATTAGCATCTTTCTCTGCGTACTTAGCAATGGATACCTTGCCAGCCAGTAGAGGACACACGTCCTTGATTGCTTCTTGGCCGGGCTCATCCATGTCGAAGCAGAGAATTATTTCATCGAATGAATCTACGAAATCAAATGATAGGGTAATGTCTTTGACAGCTGAAGCGCTGCCGTTAGAGAGGGAGACTACTGCGGGCTGCCACCCTTGGAGGGTGGAGTGGGTGACGAGGATTTGATACAGTGCGAGGGCATCACACTCACCCTCAGTGATCCAGAGCTTCTTGCCTCCGGCCTTACACGCGTGCTGACCAAAGAGTTCTACGTCTTTGCAGTCACCCTTGGAGAAGAAACGTTTAGACTCAACGATACGTTCTTTGAATCCGGTAAGCTTATCCTTACGGTAACGAGGATAAAAATGTGAGGTGATGGTGCTGCCATCAGTAGGAGAGAGGGCTACGCGTACACCATAATGTTCACACGTTTCTTTTGTTATGCCACGATCAAGGATATTTCTAATGGGGTAGGTTAAGCATTCATCCAGAACGGATTGCTTATCTTGCAAGATAGGGGTACTGCGGATCGGTATGCTTCTCACGCGAGGGGTATCGAGATGGGTTGAGCTGGTCTTGGGGACACGCTCACCCGATGGCAGTATGATGGCTGCCGGGATCTCTAACTTGTTGTAAGGATCAGGGTCGAATCCCTTACATGAGAAGCACGACGCATTGAACGAGCCATCTTCCTGAAGGTACACCTTCAAGGCATCGCTCGAACTACACTTGGAACTGTTACATTCCCTTTCTTCAACAACTTGTCCCATGAATTCTTTGCTCCAGTATCATCGCTTGCTGTTAGTGTTTCAAACAACCTAGTGATAATATGGACAATGCGATAGAAATATAGTTCCGTCACATGAAAGAACATGTTACGATTTGAAAGTAATGTCATAGATTGGGACGATCTGGTAGACATGACCATCATCATCCTTCAGTTCCACCCAACGTGTTTTAAACGTGAGTAGTTCTTCAGCATGACGTTTGAGGATTGACTCGGCTGTGCGGTTGAACTCACTGAATTTCGGATTGTACATGACAGTTCTCCTAGAGGCTACACCTCATACGTACCCTGTTACAAGATACATATGGAGTGTAGCCCAAACGATACCGTGTCTATCGTCTAGGAGATCCGGTTCAGCAGTTTGTTACACTACAGCACCAGTCCACCACGCATAAGCGATGGCGGTTAAGGTTAATGTTCCGGGAAAGGCTACGAAAATACCCGCACATTTAAGCGGAAATTTGATCACCTTACCCAACGTAGAGGTGGGGGTCCACCAGTCAAACATCAGCAGAAACAATGCTACCTCAAACAACGAAGCAAGCATGTCATATACCCACCAAAAGATACCAGTACGCTGGTATAGCGTGTTCATGGTAGCTTCGGACATGGTTCTATACCCATGTGTTAAACGTTTCAGTCAGCAGCACTGAAGGCCATGGCTCTTTAGGTTGCTTCACAGCAGCCTTCCGATACAGTCCCAGTGCTACAAGAATCATGACAATAAAATGCCACAAGCTCTGAGCAATAAAGCCCAGCTCTAACAGTTGAACGCCTAGCAATATGATATCTCCCATTCAGAAGTATTGCGAGGGGCCTCTCATTTACCCGTGAGTGTCTCACACAGGCTTGACTAACCCACTGGCTCAGGGTTAGTATTACAGGCCCCTTAGAGGGCCTTACACGAGGCCTAGTTGTTGCTCAGTATGGCAACGTCTTCGACGTCATCATCTATAAGCATGGTCCTTCTCCTTAAAATATTAATACGGCGGGTGCCCGGTGACATCCCTCAACCACCGGAGAACTTTCACGTACACCCGGTGGGGGACTAGCCGAAGGTTAGTTCAGCCAGATCGTCATGCATTTTGAAGGGTACCATAGCCACATAACGAGCGGCGTAGTACTCTTCGGCAGTCGTGCTTTCATTGTGTACACGTTCTAGCTCATTCAACATGGCACGACACTGCTGAATAAAGTTTGAGGTTGTTTTGTTCATGGTCATTACACCCCGTGATTAAAGACGTAGTGGGACTAGATAACCCTCGTAGATCTGTGAGGATTGGTAACCGAATGGATCTTGGTAGCCTACAGCCGGGACAATATCAATAGGCTCCACGTACAGTACGGGTGGGTCAGTCCCCGATTGAATTAAACCCTTCCAGCTCAGCTTGCTAAGTGGATTAGTGTCCAGTGAGTTGATCACTTGCTGCTTGATCTCCTCATACTCAGCATCGAGTACCTTACCCAGTGCAAAGAGAGCACAGAGTAACAGGACAATGATAGCAATTGCTTTCGCTATCCACTTAAGGATGTCAAGTAGGCCACCCAGAAACAAACCAGCCAGCCATTTTATGCCTGACCACATGAGAATTAATCTCCAATGAGAATGATTATCAACAGCAGGACACTCGGTTGGTCGGGGCAGGCAGGGATTGAACCTGCTTCACCAGCCCCCGCCGCATATGCCGACGGGTTGGATAGCTGGAGCTTACCACTCAGCTGCCCCGACTAACGGAATGCCCTACCACACAACTACATAAACTTACCAGCTACCCATTGGCTCAGGGTAACTCACCTCTCGTTGCAGGAGAAGCCTTGGCTGTCTGCTACCTGACATTCACACGGCCCCCAGTTTAGGGCAACGCACCAGAGTAAGTTCATAGACTACGCTTGCCATCCCCAAGGGCAGTCTCTTGTCTGATCCATTTTTCACAACCAAACATACGTAGGTTCACCGTCGTGGATCAACGCGACAGTCCTGAACATATGTCGGTGGGTGCAAGGGGCATGGATCAGCCAGTGTCACAGGCTGGTATTACCCTTGAGACTTACACGATCTCAGGTCTATGGGTACTCACTTATCGGGTGAGTCCAGTACCTGTGGGTATCTGGGGTGAATCATATTTATACTGGTAACCCTAGTTAAACCAGCGTCTACTGTGCTGCCAATTACACTACCTGATTTGGAGTCAGTCGGGACTCGAACCCTATCCGTAGACCTGTAGCTCGAAAGTTGCACACCTCATCACCTGCGCCCACTCTTTGGTTAAGACCTCAAGCTCAAAAGCCAGTTGAAACGATGGGGTGTGCTTATTAAATATCATTGGTATACCATCCGACAAGTAACACATACCCGTCGCCGATGTATACCAGCTCAACTATTGGAAGCCTGACTGTAGGAGCTAGGCTGCTGAGGTATGCCCAATACGATATAACGTAGGCATACATCTCCAGTAGTGAGAGGAACACTATTGATTTCATTGTGTTATCTCCTACCTAATCATTTAATTTTTTATCAATCTCAGATACCAAGCGAGCATGGAAAGTCTTCAGCTCTTTGAGAGCAGCAGCATCAGTGGGTAGTGTGTCACCTTGAATCATGATGTCACGTACCTTACCGTGTGTCCTCGCTACTGCAAGAGCACACTTGTCCAGCTTACCTGCAAACTGGGACATGGTATCGTTATCATCCCAGTAGCGATAGCGATCACTGATCCTCCATGCTAAGTGCATGATCTCAAGGGCTGCACGTTCAGCCCACATCTTACGTAGAAGCTTTAGCATATACAGCCCTCTGTTGTTGTTCGTATTGATCGTTCATCGAGTAACCCTCGATCCCTGAGGGCCACTGAATGAGAGATCACCTCCTCGGTGGGAGCCACACAAGACAGGTAATGATCACAATGAACACAATCATTGGGGCCGCTACCTGTAACATGAATGACTCTACACCACTCATCCCAATCCCATGATGGCATAGCATGAGGCCATTGCCACACCAACAACACCCATGCCAGTTAGTGTTGCTGTCACTGCTATTACAGCAATGGTGTATACTGCGAGTTTCCAACCACGCATAACCTTAGTCTCCGTACCGTGCTGCCCACCAACCTACAACAGCGCCCAGCACAAGAGTCATGCCAACCATACCTGCAATGGTTGCTTGGGCCTCCTTGCTGAACATCCAATTGGCCAAGTCAATCGACCACTCGGGGAAGGGGAACAGGAACATTAATGTGGATATAAGGTACATGATGAACAGGCCTTGGATCGTCAAGCGACGACCTTTCTTCCTATCATCCTGATCCTTACGCTGGTTGTCATTTCCTTTGGCCATCAGTAGGCCCTCTCACCATGGTGCAGCCAGTTGTGCACCGTTGCTTTAGCCACGTCCACCCTGAACATTATGAAGATGAATGTAACACACTCACCCTCAGTCAGCCCGTGGTAGTCATGCATGAACTGACAAGCACCCTTGATAAACTTAGGGTACTTGTCCTGAGTACTACTGGTCGGGGGTGACCATTGCCGGAACATCAGGCACCACCTCGATCAGGTGTTTCATGCCGCCGGTAACAAACAACAGATGCAAGTCACTGATAGCACGTCGAAGGATCGACAGGTTACTCCTTGTTACCTGAAGCCGTATCTCCTGAACGGACAACTCAGTTGTCAGCCGAGCAATCTCAGTATCACGAGCAGCAACCGTTGCATGCAACAGCGTGATCTTCTGATCAGGGTCGACCAGATTAGCCCACTTGTCAGCACGGGTCTTGTTGAGGGCAGCAGCATTGGATGTTACCCAACCCCACATGCCCGTTGATTCCTGTGCCTTAACAACAGGGGTTACGTGACCGTCAGCCATACCGACAACAGGCATGCTGACACTTATGATAGCGGCGAAGAACGCCACAACTACAGATCTTGTGAACACTATGAGTGTCCTCCATATTATACGAGGCATAATTACCTCCGGTTAGAAATGCTTCCAGTGGTGGCTGTCAGGTGTCCTGTACTGAGCATCCTGAGTAGAGAACACGGGCGAGACAGCTATGATGCGGAAAGCACGAGCAGTCACAGTCTGTGACCCCAGATTACCGTACTTACCTTGGATAAACATACGCTCATCATGGTTACACATCACCATGCCACACTGATCCAGCGCCTTGGTAGCCGCCTTCTTACCGACCCACATGTTGATCATCACACCGTCAACACGGTACTCCTTAACCTTGTCATCCAGCTTTGGGAACAACCAAGGCCAGAAGATAAGACCAACGCCGAGGGTACAGAAGATGAACATCAACTTAAAGAACAGCTTCATCAACCTTCTCCGATGTTAGCTGGTGATACCCGGTGTAACCACCGGCCTTGTGCACGATTGCACTACGCTCACGACGAGACTTCTTATGGAAGACATCATCATGAACACCCAATGCCTTGGCCCGCTTGTCTAATGTACTGACAGGGCGGACGGCAGACGCTTCTTGCTGATGATAGTCAGCTTTACTACGATGTTTAGCCATACGTTTCTCCTGTGTAGGCTGTTGATACAGTGCCCAGATGGACACACCGTGGGAGATTAGGCACTCGGGATGGTTAACCCGATCCCCCAGAGTGTAGCCACACTCTTAGGAAAGCTATACTCATAGTAGAGGCACACTTTCTTTTATGTGATGGTGCTTGCTACAGTACAGCGCCGCGCTTAGCGGTTATGATCTTGTGATGGTTGCTCAGTTGTTTTGCTGCTGGCCCTTCTGTTGCTGGCCTTTCTTGCCACCCCTATCTTGCCGGTCATACTGAACACGCTCTGACTTGGGTATTAGCCAAGACTGAACTTCAGGGGTGTTGACATCATCCAACGTATAAGACGCATCGGGCTTGTGCCCAGCACGTTTACCGTTGAACGCTTCCTTCCAATCGCTTGGAGCAGCATCAACATCAGGCTTACGGAATCCGCTGAACGGTTTCCCACCGAAAGGTTCGCCCAACCCTTTCTGTTTGCCGGTCGCATCACCGATTGATTTGATGATGGCTTTCTTTCCTTTCTTCAGACGCTCAAGGTTGGCTTTCTCGGTCTGCATTTTAACCCACTGATCGTGGAGCTTGTGTTCCGAAGCGTGTATTGCATTGTCAAAGTTCTCATAGTCACGCCACAAGAATCCGAACCAACGCTTCATCTTCATAACCCCACCACCGTTGAGTAACTTATAACGATGAGTAGACATGATTGTTCTCCACATTAGGAGGTTGTCATTATAGCTGAGGGGAGCAGGGACACGGCCCGCTACACCCCCAGCGTTACATGGTTGCTGCGTTCCTTACGCGCAGCTGGTACTTCTAACGACGAATGATCTGCTACTGTATACCTGTACATGTGCTCAGTATTTTCTGGACTAGTCACAGTAATTGCTGAGGGATATACATTTGATTCCAGCACGTCCTTTATAGTGGACGGAGGGACTCGAACCCTCATGAAAAATTTCTAGCAGATTTTTTCTATACGCTACCACTTACTTACTAGCCTGTGTTTACCACAGTATGGCTGCGACGGCTTACTTCCTCATCGGAGCAGAGACTTGGTCGCATCTGTTTCATGGGTAGCTAAGCTGTACTGTATGAGGACACGCTATGTCGCATGTCTACCTCGGAGGACTTGAGTTACCATCTCATCAGTACAGGTGGAAGGGGCACTTATACATTAGGCCAGCTAAGGTATGTCTCATTCGCTGATCAGGTTCACGTATTGTAATAGCACAGTGACGACAGCCTAGGACTGAGGTGTATGTATTGCAATGATCATGAGTTGCTGAGGGAATGAGTTACAATCAATCTTAGCTGGCAGATATGCCCGGCCTGTCTCACTACCACCGCCCTGCTCGAAGCTATCAAGCAGTGGTATGTACAGGTCTTAGGTTGTTTGAGTAACGTACCGTCAGTTATGAAAGGAATCATACATGGGGAGGTCAGCTTTTCACACCGATCGACGGGGGGGAAAGTTGCCGCCATATTCTCCCAAGACGAGCGCTCATCTACGACTATGCTCATCCCAACTACATCCCTAAGTACTTACTCATCAAGGTATACACTGTGTCCTAAGACTTACCACGCGGCTGAGCCATAGCGGGGTCACGGTTGGTTACGTGAGTCGAAGGGAGGAGCATACCCTTGGTCATTTGTGCCATGGTGGATCTCAGTGACCCATGATCGGCTCTGTTTAATGCCCGCCATGCCTTCTGCATCAGGTTGTTACACTGAGAGAACACATCAATAGTGGTGGGCTTGCTGGGTTGGAGCCTAGAGATCACTGACCACCGTATGATCGAGTCAACCGTATTGAATCTCCGATGTTGGTAAGCATTGAGCCACCACGCCAGACGCACAGCGTCCCTGTCGAATTCAGATTTCCTCTTACATGCAGTGGCCCACACGTGTCGGTACCTGGCAAAGTGCACAGGACTACGCACGCTTCTGTAAAGCAACTGATCAAACACGGACTCCTTACGCAGTTCGTGACCACGCATCCACGCCTTATACATCTTGGCGTCGAGACCGTCCATGTCCTGAGTTAACAGGCTATCAAGAGCTGCTTGCGCTGCCCTATCTTCACACGCTATCCGCTGCTCTGCCCGGCTAATAATCTCAGCAGTTTCCGGGAAGCGATAAGGCTTAGCCGGTACTTTCTGAGGTGGACCGTTCCAGAACTCACGGTTCGTGTAGTTGTGGTACATGCAAGCGAAAGCTTCTTCACTTGCGGACTTCACTGATGAAGGCGTCGCAGCAGTACTAGAGCTGTCGCTATTCTTCAGGTCAGGGAGTGGACGGGGTGTCACTGCGGTATGAACGCATACATCCCCATGCTTGTACAGGTACTGGTAGTACGCCCTACGATTGGCATACATGGTGTCGCTCAGGCGCTTGTTGATATTGCTATGCAACACCAGCTTATGACGTTCATAATACTGGCTAGCACCGAGACGTTGGTTGGTTACATCATGCATGAACCCAGATGACCGGTGATGTTCAGCTCTCGCCACATCCTGCCGGGTCTGGCGCATCAGATGCACTTGTTCCATGAACCCACCGTTGCGTTCCGCCAGAGGCTCCGGCTTATCGGGTGGGCTATGCGCGGCTTGTTCCACGCTGACGGTATGAGTGGCGTCGTTCTGTGCCACAGCATCCGTGTTCCACGGAGGAGTTATGTCCTCGGGAATTGGTTGATGAATCGTCGGCTCAGCATGCCGTTTCTGCAATCGCAATGATTCACAGAACTCAGCTACCTTTTCGGGATGGCAGTTGTTGAGTCGTTCCTTCCGGCTGTTAGCTGCACGCTTCAGGTGTTCAGCCTTGACATGTCGCCATGATGACGGTACGTGATGAGTCAAGAGGTGTTTAACCTTCAAGGTTCCCATCCGTATTCCGTTCACAGTAACAGGTCGCAGCTCCTCTGTATGCACTACACGGAGGGTATCTCCGGGCTGTGCGAGGTACACTACTGAGTTACGCTTAGCCTTAGGGGTCCATGCGAACTCCTGCAACCAGAGCTGGTACTCATCGTCACCCTTTACGGGGCGACCACCATCTGTTGCCAACTTGACAGGCGGAGCCTTGTCCTGTATCTCAGCCCGTATATGCTCATCTGACACAGGTCGCAGTTTATAGGCTAAGTTACTAGCCGTGGCTGCAATCAAGGTAGACTCACTAGACTGAGGCAAGATGCTCCGCATTGCGGTGTATGGTATGGTGCTGTTACGCACTACCATTGGTTGGTTCCACCGCTTATGCTGCGAGTGATGCCGTTGACAGTCACCACTCACACCACGTCGAGCTGATTTACCTACTCGAACAGACATATCCTTTTCCTCGGATAGTTATGGGTGAATGATTTACACTGGTCTGACTCGCTGTTATTGAACGGCGTCTTCATCCCCACTAAGGGCGCGACCCTTCTTTGATGAGGGATCTTCTTCCGATCTCAGGTTTGTCAGACCTTCACAATGTACCGCATGATTAACGTGATGCGTTAACTTCGCACGGCCTGCTTCGACATGGTTTGTTAGAGCTACCAAGCTGGCAGACATATTGGCAAGAGCTAGTCTTGTTTTCATATTCATACTGACGTCCTCACTGCATTGGCACAGCAGTTCAAATGACACATGAGAAAAGTAAGACCTTCCTAGGACATGACATTGATTGCGCAACATATGCCCTTGCCTTACACCTATCACCGAACAGTAACTACTTACTACCCATATGTGTGTCACATCATCAAGGGATGGTCGATGAGGGGTGACCGTGGTATCCATGAGTCATCGGTATATGTACGGTGATTGCACACACGCTCCACAATGCAGCATCAAATACTGCCTCACTTACTGCTATGAAGCAGTATGTGTAGCTGCACTGTGTGCTGTGTGTGTCGGTGTGTTGTGAGCTGTTGGTTGTCAAGCTGCTCAGGCTTGTTGTTTTACTGGAGTATCTTAAGATACCTGAGTGTCTCACAGGCACAGCTACCCCATGGTATATGAGCGAGTGTCACACGCCCAAACCATGCACCTACCCTACATCGAATGACACACGATGGGATATGGTGACTAACTCCATAGCACCCTCGTTAGAAGGTGCTGTCGGGTTAGTCTTGTTGCTCTACTATTTCTGTATCACCCTCCCATTCTTGACCACACCAGCAGCACTCGTCATGTGTCCAAGAGTGGTTGCAATGATGGCCACAGGTTCTTTGCGAGCTGTTACACCCTCCAAGCTCCTCGTTTTCTCCACAAGAAATACACTCATCCATAGATCACCTCACTTTATAGTACTAGCACAGCACACTCGTGTTACCGTTAAGTTGAATGCGCTGTAATAGTTATATGTGGCACATCAGACGTGCCAGTGATATTCTTTTCTCTGATATCCGTATCAGGGCCCCGTGATTCTCCTTCGTCGGGGATTTATCATACTTGGTTAAGGCTCGGGCATGCTCCCTATCCCAAACAAGTTTTAAAGCATCGGTATCTATAACAGACATGACGATCCCCTTCTATTATCATGGCCAACGAACCAAGAGCGGGTGTAGCACCCACCATGTTGGCGACTTAGCATGTAGGTCAATGAATGTCTGCTGCTGATCCGCTAGCGCACGGTTCACAGCATCGAGATACTTCTGACCTTCAGGACTTACCTTATCAACAGAGCCTACGTCTTTGGGGTCATCATTTCCTTACGGATAGAGCGTGCTTCAATAGCTATACCCTCTTTGAGGACAGCCATAGTGTGCTCACTTTCAACACATATCTGATGGAACTGTTCCTCGTTGTCAATAATGACAGTGATCTTAACAGGCTGGAACACGGCCTGCTCTTGCTCCGATTCAAAATGCATAACGACACCTCACAAATCCATGACGGCAGCAGCTACGATAGCCGACAGCCCCAGATAATACAAGAACTCAGGCCAAGTGACCTGCTCAGTTAGGAGTTTCTTCAAGGAATCTTTCATATAGCACCTCAGCTACACACTTGTGGTAGTACATGGTCTGAACATTGGACCTCACAGTCCAGTAGTACCGCCAGTCACGCGGCATCTCCACATCCTCAGCCCACCGCTCACCATAACGATAGGTCACCTCATCACACGTAGCCTCAACATCGTAGAGATACGTGTCAGGTGCATATTGTGCTGACCATGCTACATCAACAGCACCCTCAGCATTAGCGACGTGAGTGTACGCCACAGCAGCAAGCAAGACGATGGTAAAGACAAGCCAGAAAATTGTTTCTGCTCTCGCTTTCTTTTTCATGGGTCACCTCAATTTTATTTTCAGTGATGGCATGAGTAGCAACCCTGTCACCCTCATGATACTTGTGGGTCTTGAGCAGCTCGGGCCTAGTGAACATGATCTCACCGATGCCACGAGCAAAGACTACCTCATACATGTCACCCTTCTTACGAGGGGAGAATGTATAGCTATACATGATCATGTTCTGCGTCGTCATGAGATCACCATACTCTTGAAGATACGTACACCTACCTCACCCTCAGCACTCTGGCATACAACAGCGAGGGTATAGTCGTCACTACCAGTTACCCTTGCTGGTACAGCACGCCCTTGTTTCTGGTACTGGAAGTGTAGCTCAGTACCCCGACGCCACACCTTATCCCGCAATAGGTGAGATCGTTTCGCATGATTAGTTTGTGCCATCGTTTCCATCCTCTTGCTTCATCAGGTCATCTATTAGTTTGCGAGCAGCCGCTATCACAGCAGCTAACAGCGCAAGTACACCTACCCATATGGCGGTAGGCTCGGCAGTAACAAAGTTATATATCATCTCCCACATAGGCAGTCCTTCCTGTTGTTGGTTGTTAGTGTGTGTAAGAAGTATCTTAAGATACCTGAGAACACTCAGGATGGACTACCCCTAGTGCATGACCGGCAATCGTAAGGTTACGAAGCGCCATATGGGTCATCTTAATAAGGGCAGTCCATCCTGAATATTCCATAGATAGGTGGTGAGCATACATGATCAAGGGATTCACACCACCCTATCACGTGGGTATGCCAGCCACACAAACACACCATCTCTGGCAGTAGGTGCTACTCTCCCTGGCAGCGAGAGCTACTCCAACAACAACAGTATGTGGAGATACTATACCGTGACGCTTGCCATCATAGCTCGCCATTCATCATAGGCTTAACCGGGTTATAGGCATGTCCACCCCGGAGCTATTGGTACCAAGGCACTACCCTTGCCAGCATCGAACACTGGATAGGCACTAGCTCAGCCTTTACCACCCGTCATAGCATGGCATGTATTACTTCCTCGCTAGTGGGAACACACATACTAAGTACATTCCGCATAGCATACCACTAACATGGGAGTATTAGAGGTACGCTACACTGGACGGCACTGACTAGCCCACCTTGGCCATGTTACCCATAGCCTTGGCCGCTACCTGAGACAGCTGAGTCTCAAAGCCGGTCAACATCTTGACAGCCTTAGCCGCGTCCATATTACCGGCAGCAGTGGCGATCTTAGCCAACAGGTCAGCCAACACCGGATCGAGATCGGTGGTGTCTACCTGCGTTACCTTAACATCCGTTTGGGTCGCTTCAGATTTCTCGATGTTGACATTGCCACCAGCAGGACCGGCGTCAGCTTCAGCATCTTTCACCAAGGACAGGCCAGATTCAGATGCCTTAGCGATAGCATTCGCTACATCGGCAGCATCGGCAGCCTTCTTGGTGTCCTTGTTGAACTTGCCCATCGCACTGACAGTCTTGTGCTTGTCGAAGTCGATCTGGTCGTACTCAAGGTACGAACCGACGATAGACTTGGCATTGATCCAGCACCGTGGCAGCTTTTGCATGTGCTTGAACGGCGAGGACTCCAGCTTGATAGAGCCTTCAGCATCGAGCAGTGCTTCAAAGAACAGACCCTTCAACACAACAGCAGTGATACTGGGGTCCACCTTCTTGGCATGGGCTACAACTTCAACAACAGTGCGGTGGAGTACACCATTCACACCATCGCCAGCCTTCTTCATCATCTCCATGCCATTCTCATGCATACATGCCGCATGGATAGCCTGACGCAGAGATGCTGCCGCCTCTACAACTTCCAGAGTTACAACATTAGTTTCTACATTCATGGTCTTACCCTCAGATTTTCTTGATGATAAGGTACATGAAGTATCTTAAGATACCTCAGTACCCACAAAGCAGAGCTACCCCATCCTTAAGGGCACAAGATAGCTCTCGATTGTGGATGCTGAAGCACCCAATCGGATTGAACATTCAGATTATCTGACACTCCCATGTATCCCCTCGGGTGCTGCTATCGCAGCGTAAGAGGAGACACATACACCCTGTCATGCCATGCAGAGACGGAGGCAATGGATGTTCCAGTAATCATACTTAGCCTTGATCACAGGAGTACCGTTCAGACGACGCAGCCATACTCGACGACGTGCCTGTGCCTTCTTCAATACTGCCAGTCTATTGCTAGTAACCACGATACATTCTCCTTGTGTATATGTATGGACACATGGCAGTATCAGATAATCTAAGCGTGTGACATATCCTTGTTGGGATGTGGGTATGGTAGGGTAGGTGATCTTTCTTGTGGGCATTCATTATACGAATGCTATACGCCCGCCGTGATTGGCTTGCGGAGTTGCTTGCATGGCTTACTGCCGTCAACAAAGTGACATGCACCATCTAAAAATTCCCAGTCTTCGGGATGGCCGCCTTGTGTACGGACACCGGCAGCGTCTTGGTCATGGAAGGTACGCTCCCATTGATAACACTTTCTCTTACTGTTCGGCTTGATACCGACAGCCTTCAATGACTTGCGAATATCAAAAGGAACTAGCCCTTCGATACGTGCATCAGTCCTGATACTGGCTGCATTGATACGCTTGCTTATATTCTTGCGTCGATTAAAAGATTTAATCATGGCCTTCCCCTTATCGAAAGAGAATACCCACAAGAAAGATCACCCGTAATGCTCCCTCCATACCTGACAAACTACATCTGGTAGAGGTAACACACGCTTTGCCTAGTTTCCTAGGTCTTTTGTTTAACGACCACGATATACGTCTGTCGAAAGGTTTCAGGTATAGCAGTGCTTTGTCATGCACCACACAATCGAACACCTATAAATCCAATAGTTTAAAGAACGGTTTTAAGCCGTAACTTTCAGCGATAGTAGCAACCCATCAGCCCATCATCCAAACGTGACGACACCCAATACATGCGGATTGTCAGTGGTTTTAAGAGTAGTTTCTCACCCTCGCAATTGAGGCACGTTTTCCCGAATGATACAGCCAGAATAGATGACCGAGACGGTACTAAGTGAGAGCATCAAAGCCCAAACGATGGCGGTACTGTATCCGATAACAGGTAGAGGTTGACCCTAAGCTGGGGTATCCTAAGATACTCCAAACCAAACAGGCGAACGTATCCCTAGTCCAATCATGCTTGCCACCAATTACGGGGTATAGCAGAATCAGATTGATTCAGACGCAGCGGTGCCAAAGAAAGGCAAAGCAACTAAAGCCTAATTGTTAAACAGCTACGGCGCACGGTAACAAAGACCTCGGGCCGATCCCAGCTTGAGCAACTTCTGCTGGAGACACTGGGCATACTGCAAGCCAGAGGCCAACTATTATAACTCGTTGATTTATAACGGTATTGTCTGAGGCAAGGGCTAAATACTGGATGGATATGCAGTATAAACGAGGTGAAAAGCGGCAATAGTTTGCCACTAGGCGGCAATAACTTGCCACTAGGCGGCAATAGTTTGCCGCTTTAGCAGATGCTAATGTAATAAACGTATACAAATCAATAGGTTAGAGGGGTATACTGTACGTTTATACAGTAGTTTAACTAGGTATATAAGGAACGCTCGAAGAGACTAGCACGTCAACTGCGTGCTACAGGTATTTAATTAACATAGCATGGGGATAGTTGTCTATTAGACTTTAGTCGTATGGCTGGAGGCCCCGTGGTTGCTGGGATTGAGGGTAGTGGTACTAATAGAAAGGGTAATAAGAGCAGAGGTGATAGTCGAAGTGCTAAGTGTAGTGGTAAGCGTAGTTACAATGTAAACATTAGCAGTAGTACGAACGATAATGATTCGTGTTACCATCCGCGGTTAGGGGGTACCAGGGGGAAAGGACCGCGTGCATTTGATTGCAAAGTAACTCAATAATATCTAGCAGAAATGTTGCGATACTCCGATGGGATAGGGTCACCTACCCTCGCTAAAGCTTGGTAGATTACACTCTCAAACCCTCTCACGAGCTACGGAGCCGAAGGCGTAGGAGCTATTGGGTTGCTGTATAAGTGTAACCTTACTACAAGATCTTCCTCATTCGTATACTCATTCGCAGAAGAATATAAAATATTTTATATTTATTTTCAATTTAAGGGAACTAAATGGTACTTTTAGGGG